GCCCCCGCTAATAAATCTTACTTTACCTGCATCAACTTTACTATTATCTAGTGTCTCATCCTTAGGAAAATCTAACATAATATGGGTTTGTCTATGCCCACGATGGGCTAAGATAAGCATCTCCTCAACTTCATCTTTAAGCTTTTCCCATGCTTCTCCAGTGAGTGAGTAATCACCATCTTTACTGAACCACATTTTCTTGCCGCCTCCATGATTTTTAGCTTCGAGGTTTTTAGGGTGTCCGGCGCTTGTCTTCTGAGGCATACTTTTAATATACGGATCTCCGGGTACACCACGCACAGATTCTTCAACACTATAAATTCTGCCAACTACATCACTCTTGGTATGGCTACGATCAACCATATATTTATAAGTTTCATGAATAATAAGGTCAACTAATTCATGATTAATAATTACACTCTCGGGATTTTGCTTGTTCATAGCTATTTTAATGGGATCAATAAATTCTCCTTCACCGTTATAAAAAGGTGATAAGTGCGCTGGTTTTTTAGTTGGCTTGTCCACTTTGTTATACAGTGGACTACGTTGTATTTTTGAATATTTGGGCATCTCAATACGGCGCTCAACACGTAACAATGGGTGTGGGGTCCTATTTTCTATCATTTCAGTTACATGTTCGATAGCATTATCTCTATCAGTGGTATATCTAACCCCCAGAATATCTAGAACCTTATCAATATCTTCACGATAAATAGGCATGCCTAGAGAACTACTTTTATCCTTAGCTCCTGCTACATGCATACCTACTATTCTTCCTGGGGTGCGCTTGGCCATATAATGTACAGCTAGAACTGAACCGCAATCTCCTTGTTCAGTGTATCCCTGATAACTCCATGAAAATGGACTAGTGAATCCATTATTAACTTTGACTTGACCATCATCAACTAGCTGTAAATCAATTTCAAAATTGATCTGTTTGCCTGGCTCTCTAGTAATACTAAGCCTGCCTTTTCGTCTTTCTTTTAAGATATCAGCTACATCATCAACTGATATAAAATAGCTTAGCCTGTTAGGTGCTGGGGCAAAATCTCTGGGTAACCGGACCACAGTAATATCACTACCTTTCCATTCATCGATAATGTGTGAGGAACTACTTACGTCAGGCAACCATAGGTAAGGATTTTCTCTATTTGAGTTCCAAGATATCAATTGGATAGGGTCGTCTTTGGTCAATGATCCTGCCTCTATAAGCTTCTGAAAATACGACATGTAATGTCTGGGCATTATGGCTACTCTTTCAGCAACAACCCATAGACTACCATAGAACTTACCATTCCATTTGATCAAAAAAAC